ACCCAGCGAGTCATACGGCACCTCGTGATGCCCATGGACAAGAGATTCCTCAAGTGGGCCGGCAAGAGCGTCGACGAGAGGATGCCCTACGTCTCGATCTGGTTCGAGAACACCAACGAGCTGCTCGACGTCGGCGCCTATTGGGAATACCCCTATGGCGAATGGCGGTACCGGAAGAACGCCGGAGAGGTCTACCCTCGCGGCCCAGGGCTCGACGCCATCAACGACATCCTGGCCGGCTGCCAGATGGCGCGCAGCCGGATCCAGCTCGGGAACCTCATCGCCGACAACCCGATGCAATGGCCCGACGGGCTCGAGGGAGACGACGAGCTGATCCCCGGAGCGCGCTTCTACTACAAGGGATCGCTCAAGGACAAGGGCATCCAGCCGGTCCCCCTCGGGGCGAACTACCCGATCACAATAGACAACGAGAACCGCCAGGACATGATAATCAACGAGCATTTCAACATACCCCTTTATACGATGCTCCAGACCCTCGAGCGCCAGGCCACCGCGCGAGAGGTCATCGAGAGGATGGGCGAGAAGGCGGCCCTCCTCGGACCGACCGTGGGGCGCTACGAGTCCGACGTCCTGCAGACGATGATCCGTCGAACCTTCAACCTGCTCCTGCGGGCAGGACGAGGCCCCAAACCGCCCCAGGCGATCCTAGACGCCAAGCGCGCCGGAGAACCCGTCAGAATCAACTTCCTGGGATTTTTAAGCCAGCTCACCAAACGGTACTACCAGACCTCGAACGTCAACGCGACCCTGGCCTACGCGGGATCCGTCGTGCAGCTCGAGGCCATGAGCGGGCAGCAGCCAATCTCGCTCGACTGGCTCGACTTCGACAGGGCTATGCCTGGCGGCCTCGAGGCGGCCGGATCCCCCGCATCCTTCGTCCGCGAGGAGCCCGACGTCAAGGCGATCCGCATGGCGCGCGCCAAGGCGAAGGAAGCAGCCCTCCAGGAGCAGAAACAGCTCATCGCCCAGCAGGCCATGGTCGAGAACGCCGACAAGCTCGGGAAGCGCCCCGAGCCCGGCTCGCCCATGGCGGCCATCGATCAGATGGCTCCCGCAGGGATACCGTGATGGAACCCGAGAAAATAGAACCGACCGACCAGGAGAAGGGCGCCATCGCGCGAGCCCAAACCCGTGAATTCTTCAACACCGCGCTCGGCCGCCGCCAGCTTTACATGATCCTGGTCGCGGACCTCGGGCTTTTCCGCGAAGCAAGGACCGACGAGGAGGTCGCCCTGAGAAACTACGCCTGCTTTTTCATCCGAGAACACCTTGGACTGCAGACGGCCCAGGAAGCCCTCGCCCTGGTGGGCGAGATCCTCAAGAACGGAAAATAGGAGAACGACCATGAATACCACCATCCAGGGAGCGGATCCGCGTCTGGTAAACCTGCAATGGTTCGCCGACGAGGGCAATCCCCCCGCGGATCGCGGCCAGGGAGCGGAGGACGCCGGGTCCTTCGTCGCCGGGCTCACCCAGGAGACACCCGGAAGCGCCGAGGGCAACGAAGGGAAGCCCCCGGCCCAGGAAGCAGCGCCCAAAGAAGCTCCGAAGGAAAGCCCCAAGCAGACCGTCGAGCTTCCGGGATACGCAGCCGGCCTAACGAAGGACCTCAAAGCAGACCCCCGCGCCCAGGGATACGTCGCCAAGTTTAAGAACATGGACGAAGTCATCCGGGCCGGCATGGAGGCGGAGAGCAAGATCGGAAGCATGGTCAGCGTTCCAGGCAAGGACGCCAAGCCCGAGGAACGGGCCGCCTTCTTCAAGAAGGTCGGCCTCGAGATTCCCGACAATCCCGATGGGTACGAACTCGAGTGGGACAAGCGACTCGAGAAGGACCCCGAAGCGGAAAAGGAGTACAGGGCGCTCGCTCATCAGCTCGGCTTCACCAAAGACCAGGCAAAGCGATTCCACGCCCTGACCCAGGAGAAAGCCATAGCGGAGCTGACCTCGTACCGCGAGTCCCAGGCCCAGGCCAAGAAGGAAGTCGAAACCGCGCTCAAGAAGGAGTACGGCGACGACTACCCCTCCCAGGTCGAGAACGTCCGGCGCGCACTGCGCGCCTACGGATCGGCCGACCTCGCCAGGGACATCGAGGACACCGGCATCGGCAACCGCGCGAGCTTCATCAGGCTCCTCGCGTCGATCGGGAAAATCACCAGAGAGGACAGCGCCGCGGCAAGGCCAGGCGCCGGAGGCGGAGAAAAGAACGCCGCCGACCTCTTCTACCCTAACCAGGGGAAGAAAACGTAAAGGAGACACCACATGGCGCAGCAGACCATCGGGACTGCCGTCACCTATCTCGACATAGCGAGCCGGCTCGGCCCGGACAACAAGATCGCCAAGATCATCGAGATGCAGGCGCAGACCAACGAGATCCTCGAGGACATGATCGTCAAAGAGGCGAACAGCGTCCTCGGCCACCGGACCACGATCCGCACCGGCCTCCCGTCCGCCACCTGGCGCTTGCTCAACTACGGCGTCCAGCCGTCCAAGAGCAAGACCGCCCAGGTCACCGACACGACCGGAATGCTCGAGGCGTACGCCGAGGTCGACAAGGCCCTCGCGGACCTCAACGGCAACACCTCCGAATTCCGGCTTTCGGAGGACCGCGCGTTCCTCGAGGCCATGAACCAGAGCATGGCCTCGACCCTGTTCTACGGCAACCAGAACGTCTACCCGGAGCGATTCACCGGCCTCGCACCGCGGTACGCCACCCCCTCCGCCACGGAGACGGACATCGGCTACAACATCGTGGGCTACCACGACGAGAGCGCCGGCTCCGGCTCCGACGTGTTCGATATGTTCCTCGTCGTCTGGGGCGAGAACACCATCCACGGCATCTACCCGAAGGGCTCGGTCGCGGGCTTCGAACACCAGGACCTCGGCGAGGTAACCCTCTCCGACGCCGCCGGCGGCAACTACCAGGGCTACCGCACCCACTACAAGTGGGAGCTGGGGCTCTGCGTCAGGGACTGGCGCTACGGCGTCCGCCTCTGCAACGTCGACCTGTCCGACCTCGCCGCGGAGACGACCACCAGCGCGCTCCTCGACGCCATGGACAAGTGCTACTACAAGATCCCCAGCTTCAGCATGGGGAAGGCGGCCTGGTACGCCCCGCCCGCGGTTCTCCCGTACCTGCAGAAGCAGGCGGCCTACCGCGCGTCGTCCAGCCTCACGCTGGACTACCCCACCGGCAAGCCGGTCGTGAAGCACCTCGGGATCCCCATCCGGAAGTGCCAGGCCCTCGTCGCCTCCAGCGACGAAATCACCTTCAGCTAAGAGGAGGAGTAAACATGATCCTCGACAAAGAACTGATGCTCGCCGAGGGCTGGTCCTACTCGGTCTGGGGCAACGCCGGCACCTACTACGGCGACCACATCATCGACCTCACCAAGACCAAGAGCCAGCTCGACAAGCCCCTCTGGCTCGTGGTCCGCATGAAGGTCGCCGCGGCCACCGGCACCAGCCTCACCTTCTCCCTCGTCGGTTCGACAGCGGAGTGGAGCGCGGCGGCCGGAACCGGCGGCTCCTTCACGGTGATCGGTTCTTCGGAAACGATCGCTACCGCGAGCCTCCTGGTCAACACCAACGTGTGGGTCTTCAAGCTCCCGCGGACGATCAGCCAGAGGTACCTCGGGCTCAAGGTCGTCTCGGCCGAGTCCTCCGACTTCACGACCGGCGAAATCGACGCATTCCTGGTCGACGAGATGCCGCTCGCGGCCTACTAAGGAGGGACCATGAAGCTCCTCTGCAAGCGGGCTGGACACTCGAACAAGACCGGCGAGATCTACGAGGTCGGGAAATTCTACGAGGTAGACGCCCGGAACCCGCGGATCGCCAGGTTCTTCGAGATGCCCCCGAAGGCCGAGCCCCCGAAGGCCGAGCCCAAGAAGTAACCGAACCAGCCCGGAGGGATTGCCCCTCCGGGCTTCCTTAAGAGGCGAGCCATGGCAACAAGCGCGATCGACATTTGCGAGAAAGCTCTCAGGAAATGCCACGAGTACGCGACTCTCCCCGCGACAGCCCTGACCGCCCCCGACACCAGCAAGAAGGCGCAGGTCGTCTGCGCGGAATTCTACGACCTCGCGCGCCGCGCCGTTTACCGGATGGCACCGTGGACCTGCCTCGCCAAGCGCGTCAGGCTCGCCCACCAGGCCACGGAGCGCAGCACGGCCTACGAGGAGGACGAGTACATCGTCGAGAAGGGAACCGGGGAGCCCGGCGTCTTCAAGTGTAGCACCGCGGGGACCACGAGCGTCACCGAGCCCACATGGCCCGGGTCCTGGGCTTCCGGGGCGGCGGTCGCGGACGGCGCCCTGATCTTCGCCGACGGCCGGATGTACGAATGCACCACCGCCGGCACCTCCAGCACGACCGAGCCCACCTGGCCGACCAGCGGGACCGTGACCGACGGGACGGTCACCTGGACCCTAGCCACGACGATCACCGACGGAACCGCCGTCTGGACCTTCCAATACGTGGCCCTCGAGGACCTGCTCGAGGAGCATTTCACGGGATACGACTACCAGTACGCCCTCCCCGCTGACTACGTGAACCAGGTCGAATTCTACGACACGACCGGAGAAACCGTGGACGGGCTCATCGAAGGAAGGCACGCCTTCGCCATTTCCGACGTTCTGGTCCTGCGGTACATTCCCGACGAGGAGGACGTCACGCGGTGGGATTCGCTGCTCGACGTGACCATGGTCGCGCAGCTCGCCGCCATGATCGCCTACCCCCTCACGGGCAGCCACGAGAACGAGCAGAAATTCAGCCAGGAGGCCCTCATCATCGCCGACACCGCGGAATCCAAGAGCCGCAGAGAGCGGAAGCAAGGAGCGCCGGCCGGCGAGGAGTGGATCCCCGGCCTGTTCGACAACCGGCGGAGACAGACGTGAGCAAGCAGCAGAGCCTCGTCTTCGACTTCACCGCCGGGGAATTATCCCCCAAATTCATGGGACGCTTCGACATAGCGACCTACTACAAGGGCGCGCAGACGCTCAAGAACTGGATCCCGATCAGCCCCGGAGGCGCCACGTACCGGCCAGGGACCCTCCGCCAGGGCCTCAACACGGGGGACATCTTCAAGGGCTCGGGGGGAACCAGGATCCGCCTCAAGCCCCTGAACATCCGCCGCGGGCTTTCCTACGTCCTCGAATTCGGCAATCTGTACATCCGGTTCTGGAAGAACGGCCAGCTCCTGTACTCGGGCGGGAACCCGGTCGAGGTCGTGACGTCCTACCTGACCGCCGACCTCGAGGCCCTGCAATTCGCACAGGACGCGAACACCCTGGTCATCACCACGCAGAACT